CTATGACTTTTGTGTTGTAAATCCGCCCAAAAGTTTTTATTTTAGTGAGACAACATACAAGGATAATCCTTTTCTATCTTAGGAGTATGTAAATTCATTAGAAGAGCTTATAACAAGAAACCCAAATAAAGCCAGAGTTTATTGTTTTGGTGAGTGGGGCGTGCCGGATGAGGGGTTAGTATTTCATAATTGGCAGGAAACTATTTTAGATACGGAAAATCTTCTCTCTCTTGGATTAGAAAGAAGAGCGGGCGCGGACTTGGGCTTTATTGACCCAACAACAATAATTGATACATTGTATGACAAGCAAAATAAGACAATCTATGTTCTCAATGAGTATTACAAGAGGGGTTAGCAGTTAGATACTGTAAGTCAGGCAATCCGCACAATGGAGTTAGCAAAGACTAAGATTTATATGGATTCCGCAGAACCAAGAAGCATTGACTATTTCAAAAAATAGGGCTTTTATGTTGCTCCTTGTATCAAAGGTAAGGATTCGGTTAAAGCAGGTTTATCCTTTTTACAAAACCATACCATTATAGTTAGTTCCAAATGCCAAAACCTGATAACTGAGCTATCCAATTTCTCATATCAAAAGGATAAACAAGGAGAATACCAAGAGGACAAATACACGCACGAGTTTTCGCACGGTATTGATGGGTTAAGATATGCTTACTCAGATATATATACTAAATCAGGACTTAAAACCTTGGATAAAGCGGTTTTAGGTTTATAAACAAAAAAGGAGGTAATAGTTTGTTTATCATAGATAAAAAAGCACCATTGACAACTGAATACATAAGTAAGTGTATTTAGCAATTTGAGATTCAGGATAAACCTATATTAAACAAGTATTACAAATATTACAAAGGCAAACAGGATATCATTTATAAGTCTTCTACTGATGTTGGAAAGCCCTGTAACCGCATTGTAACTAACTATTGCTATAACATAGTTCAGAATTACTTAGGCTATCTAACGGGTATTGATATTGCCTATCAGTCAGAGAAAGACTTTGTAGAGATTCAAAATGTTCTTAACTATAATGACGTGCGGACAGAGGATAATGATTATCTTAGACAAGCATTGATTTATGGTTGTTCTTATGAGATTAACTATATTGATGAATTAGGGCAACAAAGATTCAAGGTATTAGACCCAAGAGAAGTAATTCCTATCTATGCTAATGACTTGGATAGTGAGTTGCTTTATGTGATTAGATATTATGTTGCTGATAATATCAATGAAGCACAAGAGAAATATTATATTGAAGTTTATAGCAAAGACCGCACTCTAATTTATGAAAGTTCAGTTGGCTTTGCTGTTCTTTCACTCTTGGAAGAAAGACCTAACTATTTCAAACAAGTTCCTATTACTGTGTTCCCCTTGAACCAAGAGAGAGAAAGCATTTTTGATAAGGTTATGAGCCTACAGGACGCATACAACAAACTCTTATCAAGTGAGGTAGATGATTTTGAATCTTTCTGCGATGCTTACTTAATCTTAAAGGGCGTTCAAGCTGATGCGGATGATTTACAAGCAATGAAGCAAAACAGAGTGCTTATTATGGACGCAGACGCAGAAGCCAGCTATTTAACAAAGAGCGTATCAGACACACAAATTGAAAATATGCTCAAAAACATTAATGATACTATACATAAGATTGCTAATTCACCTGATTTTAATGATGATAAGTTTATGTCAGCAAGCGGAATTAGTATGAGATATAAATTGACTGGCTTTGAAAATGTTTCTTCTAATATAGTTGCCAATATGACTAAGGCTCTACAGAAACGCATTGAGTTAATCTGTGAGGTTATCAATATCAAGGGCGGAGACAGTATGTGGAGAGATATAGACATTGTGTTTACAAGAAACTTACCCGTTAATACTTTGGAAATTGCTCAAATGGTTAATCAATTAAGAGGTTTGGTAAGTGATGCTACCTTGTTAGCACAGCTTCCTTTTGTTGGTGATGTTCAAAAGGAATTAGAGCAGTTGGAAGAGCAGAAGCAAGCAAATATTGATATGTATTCTTTCCAAAATAACCAAGAGGAAACAGTAAATGAACAGCAGTAAGTATTGGCTGAAAAGAGAAACCAGACAAAAAGAACTGCTTTATGATAAGACCCTTTTAGAGTATCAGCAAGAGTTAAGTAAGCAATATGTTTACTCTATGGAGCAGGTCAAAAAGGATATTGTAGCCTTATATGATGAGATTATAGCAAGTAGTTATAACGGCACTCTTTTAGCAAGCGATTTATACAAATATAATAGATATTTCTCTTTGGTTAAGTCTTTGAATAAGCAGTTGAAAGCATTAGGCCAAAAGGAAATAAAGATAACAGATAAAAAGTTGTTGGATATGTATTAGAAAACAAGCGTGGCTGTAGGTCAATCATTGGGGTTCTCAGGTGAGTTTAACCAAAAGCAAGCAAAAGAAGTTATTAATGCGGTTTGGTGTGCGGATGGTAAGAACTGGAGCACAAGAATATGGTAGAACAAAGCAAAATTACAGGTTGGCTTGGAAAAAGGTTTGATTGATTGTATCAGCAGAGGGGCAAGCAAAGATTAGTTGGTTATGTAGCTAATGAATGATTTTAATGTTGGATATAGACAGGCTGACCGCTTGGCAAGAACTGAGCTAAGTTATGTTCAGAATTAGGCCACATTAGATAAATACAAGCAAGCTGGAATCAAAAAGTATCAGGTTTTATCTGCTAAGGATGATAGAACTTGTGATAGATGTAAATAGATGAATGGTAAGATTTTCTTGATTGAGGAAGCGGTTGTAGGCGAGACTATTCCACCATTTCACGCTAATGACCGCTGTGCTATTTTGGCAATTATAGAATAAGGAGGTTGAAAGCCTTGTTTAAAATCAATGAGAAAACAAATAAGATATACTTAACTAAGGGCGATAATGCTTCACTTAAAGTTAAGGTATATGACAATACAGGCAAAGAGAGATAGTTATTTGATGATGATACAATCACGCTAACAGTAAGAAAGACCGCAGACAGTCAGATTGCTTTTGCCAAAACCGCAAGCAAAGGTGTGATTGACTTCTTACCTGATGATACTAAATCTCTTGCTATTGGAACATATTGCTATGATATTCAACTTACCACTTTTGGAGGTAAGATTTATACCGTTGTTCCCTTTGCCACTTTTGAAATTGGATAGGAGGTAACACAATGATTGAAATAAAAGGTGTTCTCTCTGTTGAAGAATCTTTGAATGGTAATTTAAACTTAGGTGTTGATTACTATAAAGGTGATAAAGGCGGTAAAGGTGATAAGGGGGATAAAGGAGATAAGGGTGATACCCCTGTTAAGGGTGTTGATTACTACACTCCAAAAGATAAAGAAGAATTGAAAGCAGAAATTTCAAGTGAGGTTGTGGGCTTAGATAGTCTCACTAACTCAGATATATTAGCTATTTGGCAAACATATTAAGGAGGACATTTAAATATGGCAAGTTATGATAACAAAGTATTAAAAGGCGACCAATTAGTAGTTTACACCCAAAAGGTCAAAGAGGGTTTAGCAAGTAAGCAAAATAAAATCAGTGCGGATAGTAAGTTAGATTATTCTCTCATTGCTAATACTCCAACTATTCCTACTAACAACAATCAACTTACAAATGGTGCTGGATATCAGACAAGCGCTCAGGTAGAAACCGCAATTACTGATAAGGGCTATACTACAATGACCGCAGTTGAGGGAAAAGGCTATCAAACCTCTAAGCAGGTTCAGGACGCTATTGCTTCTGCTATTGGTGGTGTTGGTGGATTTAAGTTTGAGATTGTTGAGAATCTTCCTGCTACTGGTTCTTCCAATGTGATTTATCTTAAATTGAAAGAGCAAGGCACTGAGGGTAATATTTACACTGAGTATGCTTATATCAATAGCAAGTGGGAAGTAATAGGAGATACTTCTGTTAGCCTTGACTTCTTAACCAATGCGGAAATTAATCAAATTTGGACTGACGCAGTTTAAGAGGTGCGCTTATGGCAACTACTGATAATAAAATTATTAATGGTAGCGGTTTAAGTAAGTTGTCTTCCCAAATTAAATCTTATGTGAATGATAAAACTGAAATATCAGTAGGGGCTGTTGCTCCTACTGATAATAAGATTAAATTATGGGTAGATACTTCTGCTGTAGGTGGGGTTGCTTGGAATGATATAACTGGTAAGCCTGATTTGAGTGGTTATGCTACTATGACAGAAGTTGAAAATAAAGGCTACCAAACCGCAGACCAAGTAAATACATTAATCAATCAAGCATTGGGGGTTATTGAGAATGGCACTTACTGATAAACTCTCTGCTATTGGTTCAGCTATTAGAGAAAAGACAGGCGGAACAGAGTTATTAACCCTTGACGCTATGCCCGTTGCTATTTAGGGTATTCAAGCAGGTGGCGGGGAATTAAAGTATATACAAATGGCAACAAGCTTTTCAATGCCAAAAAATAAGAATGGCACTAAGACAATAACTAATACAAACCTTCCAACAAATTATACTTTTGTTATGGTAATGAATGGTGCTATTACAAGATACAATGTTTCAACAGGGATAGTGGAAAGGATACAGACCGGTGGAGAGATTACTGATATAAGTTATTACATTGACTATGATAAAACCACACAGACAATTTCTATAGGGTGGAGTAATGCTTCTTCTATCTCTATAAGTTCAAGAGATTATTATATCTATGCCTTTTGGGTAGAGTAAGGAGGTTGTTATATGTATTATTTTAAACAAATAAATGACGATAATACCATAACTTATTTTGCTTTCTCCTTTGAGCCAAAAGTGAGCAATAATATGTATCCTATGACAAAAGAAGAATACATACTTGCTATTAAGGAGGATGAAGCAAATGCCAGTGCTGAAATTTAAAGATGGTAATGAATGGAAAGTGGCAAATAAAAATGTTGCCTATGAAATAAGTGATATTCCTGCTCCCACTCAAGAGGAATTGACTTTTAGTAAATTTTTAGAAAATGATTGGGGTATAAAAAACTGGTTTTTAAATAAATATCAAGATAAAATTCAAACTCAACATATTCGAGTTATTAATGGCGGATTTAGTAATTTTCCCCTCTCAATTATTCCATTTAAAATTAATATGACTCCACCTTTTGATAATAATAGAACTGATATTTGGTTATAGTATCTGTGTCAAGGCTCAAATATTAAAACATTAGATAACGTGTTTGTCCTTCCTGATAATCCATCATCTTATACATTTGCTATGGGACAATGTTTTTATGGAGCAAGTTGTTTAAGAACTATACCATAGGATTTATTAATTTTATCTAAATATTTACAGACTAATAGTTCATCAAGTGTTTATTGTTTATTTACTCGTGGATTTTATAATTGTTTTGCTCTTGATGAATTAGTGGGAATTGGAGTTCCTAACAACGGGCACGATAAATATATGAAGGATAGTAATAAATTTACACAGACATTTAATCAATGTAGACATTTAAAGCGTATGACTTTTGAACCAAATCAAACCGCAGAATGGAAAAGCCAAGTAATAGATTTAAGTTATTATGTGGGTTATGGCACTCTTAGCACTAATGAAGGTTTTTCATCAACAAAACAAATTAAAGATGATACTACGTATCAGACTTTAAAAGATGACCCTGATAGTTGGACTTCAGATATAAATTATGCTCGTTATAATCGCATTTCAGCGGTAGAGACAATAAATTCATTACCTGACACAAGTGCCTATTTAGCTACAGCCGGAGGAACTAATACAATTAAGTTTAAAGGCGCTCAAGGAGCTAAGACTGACGGTGGAGCTATTAACACTATGACTGAGGAAGAAATAGCAGTAGCGACCGCAAAAGGATGGACTGTATCATTTGTATAAGGAGAATGTTATATGAAAGCAAAAAGTTTTGATTTAATCAGATATGATAGTGATAAAGGAAAAGTTTTTGATTGGAGAGAACCAAGAAGCCACACCAATGAAAAAGGGGAAGAAGAGCAAGAACACCTCTATGTTAGAACCTTATTCATTGGCGCAAATGATAATATTGATAACTACATTGAAGTTCCAATAGCAGACTAATCCTATTGGACTTAGTAAAAAAATTTTGTAAAATGTTAATAGATTTGGGGCAGAGTTAATAAAACGCTCTACCCCTTTTCTTATATTTAATTGAGGGTTAGAAATAAAACTCATATTTTAATTAAAGGGTATGCTATAAGGCATAAACTTAGGAGGTTAATATTATGGATGAAAATAAGCAGGTAACAGGGGCGGAAAATAATAACACTGAACCTAAGACCTACACACAAGAAGAAGTTGACGCTCTTTTACAAAAGGAAACTGATAGACGTGTGAGTTCCGCATTAAAGAAAGCTGAGATTAAAAATCAGGAAAAGGTAAAAGAAGCGCAAAGACTGGCTCAAATGAACGAGCAAGAGAAATATCAATATGAGTTGGAGCAAAGAGAAAAGGCTATTGTAGAAAAGGAAAAGGCTCTTGCTCTGGCTGAAAATAAGAATGAAGCAGGAAAGATTCTTGCTGAAAAGGGATTGTCATTAAGCTTAGTTGACTTTGTAGTTGCTGAGGATGCTGAAACTATGAATAAGAACATCTCTCTACTGGATAAGGCATTTAAACAAAGTGTTAAATTAGAAGTTGAAAAGCGTTTGAGTAGCAACACACCAAAGAAGAACTTACCCCTTGATTAGACCATTACAAAGGAACAGGCTAAGAAGATGGGTATTATGGAAAGACAAAAGTTGCTTAATGAAAATCCTGAACTTTACTCTCAACTTTTTAATTAAAACGGAGGTTACTTATGTTGGAGAACAATGAAATCTGGATGGATATTAAAGGATACCCAAACTATTAGATTAGTAATATGGGTAGGGTTTGGAGTAAGAAAAGATAGATTTATTTAAAGCATCAATTAAATCAAAAAGGCTATCATACTGTTTGCTTATATGCCATTAATGGAAAGGTAAAAAGAGAACTTGTTAGTAGATTGGTAGCACTTCATTTTGTCCCTAACCCAAACAATTATCCTTGTGTAAATCACAAAGATGAAAATAAAGACAATAATAAAGAAAACAATTTAGAATGGTGTTCCCGCAGTTATAATATAAATTATGGCACTCGGAATGAAAGAGACGCTTAGAAGAAAAGCAAAGCTGTAAGGTGTATAGAAACAGGAGTTGTTTATAAATCTGGCAGAGATGCTTTTTTGGCTCTTGGAGTTGATTATAGTGCTGTAAGTCATGTGATTAATGGAAGATAGAAAACCTTAAAGGGACTTCATTTTGAATTAGTGAATTAATTTGAAAAGGAGATTTTTCGTTATGGCAACTAATGTTGTATTTGATAATAAAATCGTCGAGAGCGTAGCAAAAGACTTGCTTACCACCTCTCTTAATACCCGTTCTCTTATGACTATTGATAATGAGTTAGCAGAAAGTGCGGGTATGCTTAAAACTGTTAATACTTACACCTATACAGGTGAAGCTGAGGAACTTGCTAATGGCGTTGGTAATACTGCTTCTAAGCGTGGTTCTATCTCTTATACTGGCAAAGATTACCGTGTAAAGCTCTGCCAACAGGCTTATGATTATACTGATGAAGAGGCTATGAAAGACCCCTTTATTGTTGATGGTATGATGAAGGGCGCAGTTCAGGTTATGACTAACAAGATGACCTCTGACTTTATCAGCGCTATTAATAGCTCTGATGTTACTTTAGGTGTTACTTTTGCTAAGGGTGGCGCTCTTAGCTATGATACCATTGTTGATGCTATTAGCACCCTCAACCTTGAAGATGAAGGTCAACTCTTTATTCTTATTCCTAACACTTGGAAAGCATCTCTCCGCAAGGACGCAGACTATAAGAGTGCTATGATGGGACAGGTTATTTACAACGGTTAGGTTGGCACTATTTGCGGTATTCCCGTTATTGCTACTAAGGCTCTTACTAATAAGGCTTTTGTTATGACTAAGGAAGCTGTCAAACTCTTCATCAAGAAAGACGTTGAAGTTGAGCCTGACCGCAATCCTGATACCAGAAAGAATAGCGTTTATATGCGTGCTACTTACCTTGTAGCCCTTGCTGATGCTACTAAGATTTGCTCCATTAAAGAAGCACAGGCTTAATTAACCAATAGGAGGTAAGTAAATGTTAGATAAATTAAAGTTGATATTAGGTATTAAAGATGATACTAAGGACGATTTACTAACATTACTTATTGAATAGGCTATTGAAGAAGCATTAAATTACACACACCAAGATAGTATTGATAATTTGAGTTCCACCATTATTTCAATGGTAGTATATAAATATAACAGATTAGGGACAGAGGGGTTAGATTCAGAGGGATACTCAGGAGTTAGCTTTGGGTATTCCACTGACTACCCTGAAAGTATTATGCGCGCCCTAAAATCGCAAAGAAAGTTAATTACCATATGATTAATAGAGAGTGGCAAACCGCAATCATTACTTCTTATACTTCTGGATTAGATGAGTATGGTTAGCCTGTTATGGGTGAATCCAAAAGAGAAGTAGAAATGGTGGTAAAGCTTTATCAGCAAAGCAATACAAGTGATGTTAGATATACGGATGTTTCCACTATTGGACTTACTAAGGATGCTTTGATTACTGATAAAGATTAGGTTCAAGTTGGCAATGATACTTATAAGGTGCTGTATGTTATTCCTACTTCAAGATTACACCAAATCTTAATGAAGAGGGTGTAATAATGGCTATTGAAAACTTAGACAAATTAATAAGTAAGTTAGAAAAGTTGGATGATGTAAATTAGGCAATGGAGCAGGCTTGTATTTTGGTAGAGAATGAAGCAAAGATAAAATGTCCTGTTGATAATGGGCTTTTAAGAAACTCCATTACCCATTACATAGAAGATAATCCAAATGAACTTGTAGGAGTTGTAGGAACTAATGTTGAATATGCTCCTTATGTTGAGTTTGGCACAGGTATTTATTCCTCTCTTGGAAATGGTAGATAGGATAGATGGAAATACAAAGATGCTAAAGGTGAATGGCACTCTACCATAGGCCAACACCCTTAGCCTTACTTACAACCTGCCTTAGAGGAAAACCGCAGGAAAATAGAAAAGATGTTTAAAGAGCAAATTAAAAAAGGAGTGAAGTTAAAGTGATTGACTATAAACCAACTCTAAAAAGCAATTTGGAAACATTGGGCTTGCCCGTTTATTATGAGTTATTTGTTAATGGCTCAACTCCTACTCCTTGTATTACCTACATTGAAGCAGGTAATTATGCGGATTTGGAGGGAGACACTTTGCTTTATAGCCGATTATCTTACAACATTAAATTGTGGGGTAAGCGGTTAGGTGATTTAACCCCATACTTAGATAAGATTGATAAAGTGATGCGCAAATAGGGGTTCAAAAGAACTTCTTACAATGAGTTATCTTATGGAGCAGAACAATTAGAATTAATCTTAGGCTATCAAGCTATGGGTTATGAAAATTGATTTTTGAAAAGGAGATTTATTTATGGCTGGTATTTTAACCAAGGGTATTAAATTATCTTACAAGAAATAGGGTTCTACTTATGAGGAAATTCTCAATTTACAAGAGTGCCCTGATTTAGGCGGAACTGCTGAAAAGGTTGACGTAACTGTTTTAGCAGACGGCAATAAAAAGTATATTAATGGTGTAAAGGATTTTGGTGATTTGGCTTTTAAGTTCCTCTATGACAATAGCGGTGCTACTTCCAATTACCGCATTGTCCGTGGATTAGAGGAAGCAGGAAGCGTTGTTGATTGGAAAGTTACTTTCCCTGATAACACTGAGTTTGCTTTCTCTGGTGAAGTAACTACTTCTATTGATGGCGCAAGCGTTAATAATGCTATTACCTTTACCGCAAATATCACACTCAATAGTGATATTACTGTAACCAATCCTACTATCTGATTGGAATGAGGGGTTATTTATATAATAGCCCCTCTTTTTTATTATAAATTTAAAGGAGATTTTGTTATGTTATATACTGTTATTAATATTGGTGGAACTGATTACAAAGCAAGACTTAATGCTAAGGCTTGTGTTGATTTAGAAAAGAAACTTGGAACTAACCCTCTAAACGTCTTTGCTAAGATTGCTGAGGATGGTTCAATTCCTGATTTGAGCGTGCTTATTAGCATCTTTCAAGCATCCCTGTCCGCATACAACCACGGTATGACCATTGATAAGACTTATGAGTTATATGATAAGTTTGTTGATGATGGAAATACAATGATGGACTTAGTTCCTATCCTTATGGACGTATTCAAAGTGAGCGGATTTTTTAAAGTTGAGGATGAAGAGGAAAAAAACTAACAAGTGAGAGTAATTAGAAAACCCCTGATACTCTCACAGAACTATTTCAACAACTACTCCCCATAGCATTAAAGTGTGGTGTTTCATTGTTTGACTATTGGAATATGACAATAGGTGAGATTGACTTACTTATAAAGACATTCCAAGAAAAAGAAGAAATAAGGGCAAAGGAAATATTAGCAAGCAACTATAATTTGGCTTCAATGGTTGCTACATTTGTTGGTTGTTCTTTGGCTGGTAAATAGATACCTGATATCAATGAACTTTATCCTACTCAATTCCAAGAGAATAAGCCAATAGAAGAGGATAAGAGTTGGATGATTTACAAGGAACAAATGATTGACTTTGCCATAGCCCATAATAAATAGAGGGGTGTGAAAAATTGACAGTTGAAGAATTAAAAGTTGTTATTACTGCGGAAACCGCTGGATTGAAAAAGCAGATTAGCCAAACGCAATAGCAACTTCAAAAATTAGAGAAAACAACAGACAAATCTTGTAAGAAAATAAATAATTCTTTTAAGAATATATTTAAAGGCGTGGGGTTTGCTCTGATTATAAGATAGTTGGGCTTATTAAGTAAGCAAGCTATCAATATGGCTTCTGATTTAGAGGAAGTTCAAAACGTAGTAGATGTTTCATTTGGTTCTATGGCTGATGAGGTTGAAGCATTTGCTAATACCGCTGTTAGAAGTTATGGTATGAGCGCTTTGACTGCTAAAAGAATGGCATCTACTTTTATGGCTATGTCTAACGGTATGGATATAGCACAAGAAGCAGGAAAGAATATGTCTCTTCAATTAACTGCGTTGGCGGGTGATATGGCATCTTTCTACAATGTTGGATAGGATATAGCCCAAACCGCCTTAAACTCAATATTTACAGGAGAGACAGAAAGCTTAAAGAAATTTGGTATTGTTCTTACTGAAACTAATTTAGAAGCATTTGCTTTATCACAAGGTATTAAAAAGAGTTATCAAGCAATGTCTCAGGCTGAAAAGGTTGCTCTAAGATACAATTATGTTCTCAATGCTACTAAGAACGCACAAGGGGACTTTGCCAGAACGTCAGGCAGTTGGGCTAACCAAATCCGCATACTTAAAGAGCAATGGACGCAGTTTTTAGGCATTTTAGGTAGCGGTTTAATTAAAATACTTACCCCAATGGTAAAAGCCTTGAATCAAATGTTGGCTTCTCTTATCTCTATTGGAAATGCTATTACAAAGGTGTTTGGCGGTAAGACTACAAACAATATGTCTACCACAATCAAAGATTCAGCAGGTTCAGCAGGTGATTTAGATGCGGGCTTGGGGGATGCTAATGAGAGTGCTAAAAAGCTATCCAGAACAATAGCGGGTTTTGATGAGATAAATGTATTAAATCCAAAAGAGGAAGAAAAAAAGCCTGATTCCGGTAATACAGGCTCAGACATTGGAGCAGGAAACATTGCTGACTTTAAGATTGATGAGACACAAACAGAGGGCGTTAAAACCCGCTTAGAGTAGTTTGTAAAAGATTGTCAGGAAATACTTAGTAAGTGGCAAAGCACAATCCCCAAGTTAGAGATTAACTTTGATACTGAGAAAGCTAAAAATAATTTACAAAGCATAGGAAAGAATCTACTTGATATTATAGCGGGTTGGGGTTCATTCGTTATCACTATTGGAATTGATATTGCTAATGATTTAGATATTGGTAGATTGGGTAATGATGTTTTAGGTTTAGTTGAAGCCTTTACAGAGTTAGCAAGTAGTATTACTAAAGCGGTTGTTCCTGCTTTAGAGAATTTCTATAATATTGGTTTAAGTCCTTTGGTTGTATCCATTGGAAATGTTGCTGACAGTATGCTTACTTGGGCTACTGGAATACTCAAAAGCTGGTCGGATTGGTTTACTGAAAACCAAGATAATATTGCTTAGTTTGGAACTACATTAGGTGAGATTGTTGAACCTATTAGCACAATTATAGGAGACTTATTAAGAATCACTTGGAATGTTTTAGCAACTGCTTTAACCATTATCAATGATGCTTTATAGGGCATAGCTACAAGCCTTATTACTATGAAGCCTGAAACGCTAAAGAGCATTATAACTGATTTGTTGTTAATAGCAGGTGGAACACTCACAGCAAAAGCATTTCTTAATATCCAAGATGGTTTAATGGGATTTGTCACTGGCACAGATTAGGCGGGTAATGCTTGGAAAGGTTTTAAACAAATTATCAAAGAGGGTAATTCAGAGGGTGATTTAGGCTACTTTATTACTGAACCCTTTAAACTGGCTTTTGAAAAGTTAGATATGATATTCTTTACCCCATTCAAAACCGCACTCAATACGCACTTATTCACTCCATTTAAATCTATCTTAGATGCTATGAGAGTTGAATGGACTGCTTCAATGACTGCTATTGGTAGTTCTGGCGGTGGACTTTAGATATTAGAATCAACCGTTAAATCTGTAGGCGCTGGCTTTAGCAGATTATGGGCTATTATTAGCGCTCACCCGTTTGCTTTGATTGCGGTTGCTATTGCTACGGTTGTTGCTTTGTTGGTTCATCTTTGGAATACCAATGAAGAGTTTAGAAATTCTATTTAGGATTTATGGAATAACAATCTTAAACCCACTATTGATAAGATTATTAACGTATTAAAAGAGTTATGGGAAGAGCATTTAAAACCATTAGTAGATAGAATTAAAGAGCTATGGGAAAACACTCTCAAACCGTCTCTTTCTGATTTGTGGGATACAGTAAAAGACGTTTGGGATAAGTTATCAGTTGTTCTTGGAGAAATAATTAAGGTTGTTGGTGTAGTTATTTCTACCGTCCTTGGTGTATTAGTTGGCGGTATTGAAATGATTGCTTCTATCATAGGCGGAATTGCTGATGTTTTGACAGGCATAATTGACTTCTTAACAGGTGTTTTCTCTGGCGATTGGGAAAAGGCTTGGACGGGAATTAAAGAAATTGTCTTAGGCATTCTTGATTCTATTAGCGGTGTTTTTGAGGGCTTTATTGATGGATTAATTGAGGGCATTAATAATCTTGGAAATGCTATCAATGATTTGTTTGGTAAGGATAAAAAGAAAAAGAACACTTACACCTTTAACACCAATAGTAAGATTAACTTAAAGAATCAAGCCAAAAATATTAACATTCCACAAATGAGAGCCTTTGCTAATGGCGGTGTTCTTAATAGCCCAACAGTAGGTTTAATGGGTGAATACACAGGTGCTTCTAATAACCCTGAAATAGTAACCCCGCAGTCTCTTATGAGAGAGACAATGGAAGACGCCAATACTAGTATCATTAATGCTATCTTTGCTATTGGAAACCAAATCTCCAAGAGTGTAGATGACAAAAATATGGATGTTTATATGGATACAGCAAAGGTTACAAGACGCATTACTAAGGAGCAGACCGCACAAAAGAAACAAATGGGAACGTCCCTTGTTATGGTTTAAGGAGGTAAATAAATGGTTTTTAAAATTAATGGCACTGATATTACCCCTTATATTGCCAATGGAGGATTACAATACACAAGAAACGATTTAGACGGGCCAAATGCGGGCCGTGCTTTAGATGGAACAATGTATAGAGACAGAGTAGCAACAAAGGATAAATGGACGGTTAATTGCCGTCCTTTAACCTCATAGGAAACCGCAACTTTGCTTTCTTTGATTGAGCCTGAATATGTAAGTCTTACTGTTACTAATCCAAAGACCAACACCACAAGAACTTATTAGGCTTACAGCAATAATGTTCCTGCTGAATTTCTAATGATAAAGAATGGTGTTGAATATTGGACAGGTATTAGTTTTCCTTTGATTGAGAGGTAATTGAATGAACAAAGTTATATATAAATACGATAAAAATACCACATTAACCTTTACTGATTAGGCTGATAGTGGAGAGGGGAAAATCATAGAGGGTTCATTCTATAATGAAACAAGTTTGTTAGAAGATGAATTAAGTATAGACACAATGACTGTTAAAGTGAGATATGAGAGGGCAACACCCTCTCTTATCTCCTTTACTTATGGTTCAGAGGTTGAATACTATAAAGATGATAAATTATATGCCCGCTACTATCTTAAAGACGTAGAGAGAAACAGTAAATATGAATACACATTCTCACTTCAATCTGCTATTGGCCTATTGGATGATTCAAACCACTATGGCGGTATTTACTCAGGCCAGTCAGCAAGTGATATTATTAAAGACATTATTGGTGGTAAGATAACTTATACTGAGCACAGTATCTTTTCTAAGATTAAGGTTTATGGTTGGTTGCCAGTAGCCACAAGAAGAGATAATTTAAAACAACTTCTTTTTGCTGTTGGAGGTTGTGTTAAAAAGAAAGATGGTATTATCAACTTTACTACTCTTACGGTTGATACTCCTACTGGAATCCCTGCCAATAGAGTTTATGATTCAGGTAAGATAACCTACAATGCGCCCGCAAGCAGAATTGAAGTCATAGAGCATCAATTTAGCAAGGTTGATAATGCTTAGGCTGAGGATATTTATGTTGGTGAAATTGTAGGAAGTAGCTTTACAAGTCCAAAAGGATATGTAATTGATAATGGAGCAATTATTACTTGGGATGAACCACACCATAGTATTACTTTTGATGGCTGCTCTTTACTCAATAGTGAAGTTGGTGTGAATTATGCGGTTGTCTCTTCTTCCGCAAGTGCTACCATTAAAGGAAAGCCTTACATACATTCAAAATTGATTGTGAGCAGAGATAAAGAAAACTACCAAGGCAAAGAAAAGGTTGCCAAGGTAGAAGAAGCAACATTAGTTACTTTAGCAAATTCTAATTCTATTGCTGAAAAGGTTATGGCTTACTATGATACACCGAGCACTTTATCAGGCTCAATAGTTCTAAATGATGAAAAGCCCTTAGACAATCTAACTATGCCAAATCAATTTGAAGAGGAAAGCACAGGTATTATTAAGAGCATTGAGGGAACTTTTGGATAGCAGATAACCAAAGGTGAAGTTGAAGTAAGATTGGGTTATAATCCACCGCCTATTTATGGTAGTAGAGAGTTAGTAAGTATTGCTATTAAAACTCCGCCCAATAAAACAACTTATGAAGCAGGGGATTATTTTGATAAAACAGGAATGGTTATTGAAGCCACATACGATGATGGAAACAAAGCCATTGTTAAAAACTACTCAGTAAGCCCAAGTGTTCTTACTAAGGATACAACTAAAGTAATTATTACTTATAGAGAAATGGGAGTTGTTAAGAACACAGAATTAAGCGTTGTAGTTAAGAACTTATTAAAGACAATAGCAATTACAACTCCACCTGATGAAACTGCTTATGAGATTGGGGAAACTATTAGCCTTGCTGGTATGGTATTAGAAGCCTATTATTCAGATGGTTCAAGCAAGGTTGTAAATAATTACACCTACAGCCCGCAAAAGGTAAGTAGTAATAATGATACTGAAATTACAATCTCATATACTGAGGATGGAATTACTAAAACAACTATCCAAGAGATAACAATAGGAAATACACCAAATCTTACAGGCATTTCTATAATAACTAATCCTAATAAAATGACTTATAGAGCAGGCGAGTTTTTTGATAATACAGGTATGGTTGTTGTTGCCAGTTTTGATGATGGAAGTAGCAAAGCAATTAGAGGTTATACTTACACACCTACTTCCGCTCTTGGAAAAGATGATACAACAATTACAGTATCTTACGCTAAAAAGGGAATTACTAAAACGGCTACATTGACTATTGTTATTATCTATCTAACTTCAATAGCAATTACCCAAGAGCCAACATATAAATCCTATTATGATACTGAATCATTTAACACTTAGGGGATGGAAATAACCGCTTATTATTCTGATAACACAAATAAAGTAATTACAACTTACACTTATTCCCCAAGTGGCGTTTTGCCTTATGGAACAACTCAAATTGTTGTTTCTTATACAGATGGCGGAATTACCCAAACCGCAAATCAACCAATTGCCGTTTCAATTAAGACTTATGATTATACCAAGAGCACAGTAATTAGTGCGGGCGGTAGTTATACTTTGTCAGGTATTGGCGCTACACATAGAAACATTAGAGTTGTTTGTATTGGTGGCGGGACAGGCGGTAAGGGCGGTAAAAATGGTAGTTCTGGTAGAGCTGGCGGTTCTGCTTCTGTTAAAAAACAATAGGGTTATGATATAGCAAGTAATGGTTCTGGCGGTGCTGGTGGCTCAGGTGGCACGGCTGGTTCTGGTGGTAAAATCTTTTAGAAAGATTTTATCATTCCAAAATTAACTGACACATTTACTATTAGCATTGGTTCAGGTGGTGCGGGTGGTTCTACCAATACCGCAGGTTCAGCAGGTGGAAATACTACATTCACTTACAATGGCACTACAGCTTCTTCTGCTACTGGTTCTTCCTCTTCTACTGGTTACACAAACACGTTTACCAATGCTACTTATGCCGTTATTGGTGAAGATGGTATTGCCGGCGGTGATGGCGGTGATGGATTTGAAATAACCAGTGTATCAGGAACAAGAAATTATAGTTGGTATTATAATGATGCTAAAAATGGTAGTAGTGTTACTTACAAAGGAACTACTTATAAAGGCGGAACTATTTACACACAAAACAAAGGAATGATAAGTTATAATAACTCTACTATTGGTGTTGTTGCTGGTGGTGGAGGTTCTGGTGGTGCTTCTGCTGGTAATAATTCTGCTACAGGTAATTCCTCAAGAATAAATGGTCATCAACAGTCTCCAAGATTTAAAGCTTGGTGTGCTTCTGGTGGTAGAGGTGCTTCTGCTGTTGCTCCAAGTGCTCCTACTACTTATGGTAATGGTGGTAATGGAGGAAACGGCGGTGGAGGTGGCGGTGGCGCTTCTGGTGGTTGTGCTATCTTTGCTGAAGATATATACCTCCCAAGTAATACTACTTTCCCCTATGAAAATGACGTTTGCCAAATATACGCTGGTGCTGGTGGTGCAGGAGGTTCTGGTTCTTCTGGTTCTTCTGGTGCTTAGGGTTGTGTCATTATTTACTTTAGTTAAGGAGGACTTGAAATGTAGGCTATTATTGTTGCTATCTTAGGAATGATTGGCGCTTTGGGCGGTTCTTGGATAGCAAATAGAAAATCTACTGCTTTGATTGAGTATAGATTAAAAGAATTAGAGGAAAAGGTTAATAAGCATAATAATCTGATAGAACGCACTTATCAGTTAGAAAAACAAGTTGCTATTATCCAAGAGGAAATTAAGGAATAAAGGCAAAAAATTAGTTGACAATCACAAGTAAATGAGGTAGTATTAACTCATCCAATAAATTATGGAGGTTGTTTTATGGCTAACACAACAAGAACAAAGCGCCCTGAGATTAAGATTGCGGTTAAGGATTTTGAAGCCCTCAGCATTTATTGTAAAGGCGTTGAAGGTGCTACCCCCACTAGTGTGATTGGCAACCTTGTTAAAGAGTTCTTAGAGAAGGATGAAGTTAAAGCGGTTATTGCGGAACAGAGTAAGGATAAGAAGAAACTCAAAACCATTGAGAAAAAGAAAGAAATGATTGCTAAACTTCAAGCTGAATTAGCTGAGTTAGAGGGGTAATAAAAAAGGGTTATGGTTAAAAGCCATAACCCTTTTTTTGTTGACAAAAATAGAATTTGTGATACAATAGACACGTCCATTGGATAGTTCTAATGAGAAGTTAGAGCTAATCACCTTGGGGAATAGCTGGTGTAAGAAAAACTTGAGTTCTCAGAAGTAGTAAGGCAGACGGGGATTCAGGTTCTAGTGTTCATTACGGACGTGCGGGTTCAAGTCCCGCCTCGCGCACCAAAGTGTTGAAACTCAAGGGTTTTTCCCTTGAGTTTTTTTCTTTTACATTAGATTCCTTGGGGTGGTAGAGAACTAGATTTTATGGAGGAAAATAATCTATGAGAATGACTACCATCAAAAACGCAAAGACCCAAAAGCGCATAGGAATTGTAGAAGCTGAATCAGAGTTCATCAAGCATTGTAAATTGAAGAATCTAAGAGAAGAAACCCTAAGATACTATGAGGAAGATATTGAATACTTCTTCTCTACTGCTGGAACATTTAAATATATGGATGAGGTCACGCAACAGGTTTATGAGGATTGGCTTGTGTCCCTTATTGATGCGGGTAAGAAAACCACTTCCTTAAATACAAGAATTAGAGGGCTTAGAGTGTTTTTCAGGTTTATGGTTGAAAGGGAGTATATGAAACCCCTTGAAATTACCCTGATGAAAGAGGATGCGGAAGAGAAAGAGCCTTACACTGATGCGGAACTTGCCAGATTGCTTAAAAAACCTGATTCCAATAGGTGGACGGAATGGCGTATGTGGTGTGCGGTCAATTACCTCATTGCTACTGGAAATAGAGTAGGCACGGTGATTAATCTGAGGGTAAAGGACATTGACTTTGAAAAGGGCTTTATCTTTCTGAGAATGATGAAAAACCGCAAGCAACAATTAATCCCCCTTTCCAAAGCTTTAGAAGCCGTTTTGAGAGAGTATTTAGACACGTGGGATTGGACACCTGATAGCCCTTTGTTTCCGTCCTGCGAGGGCGCAATGCTTAATAAGAGGGGTTTTCAAAATGCCCTGACAACCTACAACATTTCAAGAGGGGTTTCTAAGACTTCCGCTCACTTATTTAGACACACCTTCGCCAAAAAGTTTGTAATGGCGGGCGGGGGTATGGTTCAGCTTCAAGGCTGGTTGGGACATAGCACCATTGATATGAGTAGGCACTATGTCAATCTCTATGGCAATGACTTACAGATTCAATTTAATCCATTAGACAATCTAACAGAGAAGATGAAAAAAGAAGGGGCATAAACCCCTTCTTTTTATTTTTGCGTTAATAGGTTGGCTACATTTAGGCTGGCTTCATACTCGTGGACGTATCTGCTAATTGTATCAGGTGAACGACGCATTTTCTTACCAATAGCAGAGAAAGTTAAACCCAACTGGTAGAGTTCCCACATACGCTTTTTCTCTCTACTGGTTACTTTAGTCCCCTTTGCTCCCATATTAAGCGCGCACGTGTAAGTTCTTGTCCGTATTACTCATAGCCACTTCAAAGGACTTTTTAATAAGGTCAATGGGTTTAATGGCTTCACCGCCCATTTTAACAATCATTTCGTTCCTTTTTTCAATCTCCTTAAAGAAGTTCTTGGGGACAATAATTTCATTGGTTTCCAAATCAAGGCTAATTCTCATTGTGATTATCTCTCTTTCCTATTTTGTGTGGGGTTTCCCCTGATGATTAGTATAGGCAAGGAATTATATAAGTCAATATCCACATTAAACAAATTATTAGAGAGTTATTTTCTGTGTAAAATCAATAAAATGAAAGGCAAAATTCAATAAAAAGTGCTATCATTTAAGGTTAAAAGTTTTATGACAGATAACTTGCTTTTATACTGAGTAATTTTATTTTATACAAAGCAATATCCAAAAGAAAGAGAAGATAACATTATATAACTAATACAAAAGTCCTTTTTTGATTTTATTAAAAATAAATAATATAATATATATATAAGATAAAGGAAAAACAAAGATAAAAAGGAGAAATAAGAATGTTAGTTAATGACTTATATAAGATGAATGTTGAGGAAATTATTGATAAAACGTCCAAGAGAGAAGAAGTTGAAGAGTTGTTAAATGATTGCGTTTTTGAACGCCTTGATAGTAACTATGTTGAGGAACGCTTTGATGAAGGAGATTATCAAGATGTGGTTTTGTGCGTTTTTGAGGATACTATTATGAGTGATGTAGCAGATAGGAATCCTAAGACTGACATTTATGATAAGTATTATGCGGTTGCCCTTGCCTATGAGCGCTTAAAGACTTGCTGACCGCCCTTATTGGACTTTTGGAAAAATTTTTGGTATTATAAATACATAAAGAATAGCGGAACTGCCTTAAATGGCAAACGGGTTTTCTACTTCTCTACCTGTAGTTCTGCCGTGACTTCTTTACCTATTGGTTATGATTTAATTCTTGGAAGGTTATTAAATCATAATTGATACTACTATATTTGGGATTTGTTAGTAAATAAACTATGGGGGTTAGTTGGGTATACTAATCCCCTTTCTCCTATCCAAATTAGATAAAAGTATTGAAATTAATTATTTGAAAATTCGTTTAAATTTTTGGGTGAGTTAAATAAAATAACTAACTCAAATTTTTATATATAATAGCAGGCTAGGAAGTCTTTAAAAAAGTTTTTAGTCATTTATGTTATTTTACTCCTTTCTTTCATAGATATAAGGGCTGTTAGGCAAGCCCTTATATTTTTTGAGCGGGAGTATAACAGCACAACAAACACAGGAGTAAATTGATGAAATACACAAAAGATAAAAAAACAGACGTATGTATTGGGATGAGTTTCCAATAGAAAGAAAGATTACAAGAATACGCAATTAAGCACAATATGAGTATGTCAGAGGTAGTTAGGTATGCTCTTTTGCTTTTATATCAAGAGGAGATTGAAATTGATGAATGATACAAATATTACTATAAGATTAGATAGTGATTTGAAAGCGTGGATTAAAGAATACGCTTACCTAAACCGCACAACTATAAGTGATGTGGTTAGGGCTTTGATTGAAGAGTTAAAGAATAAGGAGAATTAAATATGACAAGAAAGTTTAGTTTAGAAAATGATTTTATGAATCTTACCATTGACGATATGGTTTACGGCTATATTCAGCATATGGCAACTTTTGCCCCTGAGTTAAAAGTGTTATATGTTCCAGTAGCTAAAGTAAGTATGGAGAAGAAAGAAATAGCAAAGGTGATTAATAAGACAGCCAGAACCGTTTCCAATAGGATAAATAAATTGTTGGATGCGGATTTGCTTAAATAGGAGCAATTAAATCTAAATGGTAAAGATACTCTCTGCTACATAATCCCGCAAGAAACTAAAGGGAGATATCAGATTATCTTTGATGAAATGTTATATTACCTGATTTGCACCAGAACCGCAGATTGTATTAAGATTTACTTGTATTTAAAGAACAAGTATGATTGGAAAAATAAAACTGATGAGTGTTATAGCTTTACCAATGCGGAGCTTCTTACTGCTATTGGATATGCTGATACTTACAATAATAATGCTAATACAAGAGTTCAATATATCTTAGATAGCTTTATGAGAGAGGGAGTTATTAAATGGGCTGAATACTATGAGACTAATTCTTGTGGTAAGCCTACTCCTAAAAAGAGACTTACTTTTGTTGCTACTGGAATAAAAGACTTAAAACCTATTGAATAAATCCTATTGTTCTAAGCGTAGCGAAGAACCTAATAATTATACTAATAAGTATACTAATAAGATATTTAGGCTGAAATTTCCACACGTAATAGGCTGAAATTTCCAATTAGCATTTTTATTTAAAAAGTCAATTTTGATGTTGAGCGTTTAGGGTCAAAAATTTATATTTATTGGAAGGAGAATAACAATGAAAGACAAATATTATTTAGAAACTACTAAGAGATATGAGTAGTTAAAACAACAAAGACAAGATTTAGACAAGTCAGGTATTTATTGTGTTAAATTACAAGGATAGATTATTTATATAGGATTGGCTAGAAACCTATTGTATAGAGTATTGGCGCATTAGGTTAACACAGAATTAGATTTACCAGAACATAAATATGATGTATTTAGGGGTATAATCCAACAGGGTTATACCCTTTCTTTTGAGGTGTTAGAGTATGTCCCCAATATTAAAGATTTAAAAGTTGTTGAAGGTAAATGGATTAGAAAGTATGTGCCTATAATGAATTACCAAATACCAAAAGAAGATGGGATACACTACACAGTGAACCCAATAGCAAAGCAAGCAACCGCATAGACAGTAATTGATTACATAGGGCAAAATAAGGCAAAACCTTTGTTCATTTTTTGATATATAGGTGAGAGTATGAAATTAGTAAGAAGTTAGAAAATTCAAAACTATCTAAATTAGAATGGGTGCTTTCCCTGCTATGTGAATTAGTGGGGTGATGAGTTTTATAACACAGACCGCACATACCAATAGTTAATGGAAAAGTATTATATAATCACAGATTGTTTTAAGAACAGACATTAACTTTTGCTATTGGAAATGGAATTGTAGTAAGCAAGAAATAATTAAAAATTGTTTTTGCTTACACTTTATCAAAGTTTAAAAAAATCTTGGCAAATTTAATTGATTTTAGACTTTGATAAAAAAATATTTTATAATTAAAGGAGTATTAAAAATGGATACAATTAACAACACAATTAATGAGTGTGTGGCAGAATTAGAACTGCTGACCGCACTTTTCAAAAAATATAATATATATAAGTGAGGTAATATTATGATTGGAATGTTTATTACAGGGGCAATTACTTTTGCTATTGGATGCTTGTTTGGTGGAGCACTTGTTAAGATGGGGTATGACTACAATGAGAAATAAAAAGAGCTACTTTTGCTCTTGGAGGTGTTGATTATGGCACTGAATACACAACAGGAAATGTTTTGCCGTGAATTTATTGCTTGTAAATATAATGCGGGCAAGGCTTATGAAAAAGTATATGCTACTAAGAAGAACGATTCAGCAAGAGCAGGCGGAGCACGCCTAATGAAAATGCCAGAAGTTAAAGAAAGAATAAGTCAGTTGGAAAAAGAAATATTTGAAGCAAACCACATTACACCTGAACATATTGCTAATGAGTTATCAGAAATGGCTTTTAGTGAGGATACACCGCAGAATATTAGATTGAAAGCCTTAGACCTCTTACAGAAACAGACGGGCTTACAAACACAAAAGGTTCAGGCGGAGCTTAACAACAATATACATATAAACATAACAGGAGATTGATTTTATGGCTGAATTAAAAAGATTGATTACAGTTAAAAGTATTGTTACCTTATTGCTTACTATTGTATTCTGCGTTTTATTGATTTGGGGCAAGCAGATACCATAGTAGTTTACTACCATTTACACAACTATTACTGCTTTCTATTTTGGCACTCAGGCTGAGAAATTGAATCAAAAGATAGATAAGAAAGAGTAAGCACAATGTCAATAACCTTAAATATAGACAAGTCCGCATTTTCAAAAACATTATTTCCTTTGCTTTTGGACTACTCTCATAGGTGGGAAGTCTATAAAGGTTCAGCAGGTTCAGGCAAGTCCTATTTTATCACTTAGAAATTGATAATTAGGGCTTGTTCTGAGAAAATCAAAATCTTAGTTTGCCGTAAATATGGCTCAACAATAAGAAATACCTGTTTCTCCCTATTCAAAGAGATTCTAACAAAGTGGTAGATTCTGCCCTATGTAAAAATCAGAGAAACGGACTTTAATATTAAGTTCCCAAATGGTTCTGAAATTATCTTTATGGGGTTGGATGAAGAGACTAAATTGCTATCTCTCAATGATATAGGCACAATCTTTATTGAGGAAGTATTTGAGGTAAGCAAGGATATTGTGGAGCAGTTGAACTTGCGTATGCGCTCCACCGTGCCAAATCAGCAAATACTAATGGCCTTTAACCCCATAAGCAAAGCGCATTGGCTCTATGACTTTTGTGTTGTAAATCCGCCCAAAAGTTTTTATTTTAGTGAGACAACATACAAGGATAATCCTTTTCTATCTTAGGAGTATGTAAATTCATTAGAAGAGCTTATAACAAGAA